AGCCGCTAACATAACTTCATCTGTTACTTGATCAGCGAAACCCATTTCGACTGCTTCAACGCCTGTCATCCACGTTTCTGCGGTCATCAGTGCGTCTATTTCACCCTCTGAGCGACCTGACTTGTTAACATAGGCAGATAGTAATGCTTTCTTCATTTTGTCCAGCACGTCGGCCGTTTTGCGCAACTCTTCCGAGTCGCCCATAGCCTGTCCCCAAGGGTTATGGATCATCATTAGCGCGTTTTCTGGCATAGTTATTGTGTCACCCGCCATTGCTATGATTGACGCCATTGAAGCGGCTAAACCATCAATCTGCACATGCACTTTGCCTTTGTGATTTTTCAGCAAGTTGTATATGGCAATGCCGTCTGTTACTGAGCCGCCGGGAGAATTAATGCGCAAAGTAATATCGTTAGACTTATATTCTTTTAAGTCGCTTGAAAAATCTTTAGCGGTGACTCCCCACATGCCTATTTCGTCATATACATAGATTTCAGCCATGCCACTGGCAAGGGCTTTCATCTCATACCATTTATTTTGCTTTGGCATTTTCATGCTCCATTTTTGGACGTAAAAAAACCGCAATTAAGCGGCCTATTATTTTTCTACTATTTGTTCCGGTGTTTCAGGCGGTGGTTGTACTTCGTGCCTAGCATCTGAGCTAAAAACTAAATCACGCTCTTTATTCTCTTTAACTTCCTGCTCTCGCTGTCGTTTAACTTCTTGCGGGTTTTCACCTTTTGAGCGTATTACCTTAGCCTCAGTACTAAACCCTGCTTTAACTGACCGCTCATGCGCCTTGGTTTCTTTGTCGGGATCAATCCACGGCATAACCGGACCCAAATAAATAGCATTGTTGATTGTTTTCATATCAAGATCTAGCGGTGGCACTAAGTCACCGCTTGCGATCCCAATAGCAACAACGCGCCTGTATAATTTTTTAGACCACTTAGTGATAAACATTCTTTGCAGTATCTCGTAACCTGCATAACCTTCGACCATTTCTTGACGCTGCGCAGAATATGACCCGTCAAAGTTTTGGCCAATTGTTGACGCCGTACCACGTGAACCGCTTGCAATCGCTTTTATCATTGAGTCTCTAAACGGTTGCAGTAAAGCACTTGGCCTATTACTTTGGATAGTCCCTATTTCTTCACCCGGCATAAGTCCATCAAAGAACATGCCCGGTGACATTTGCATAATGCGGTCTTCATCTGCCACCTGATTAGAGTGATTGCCCGGCGCTTTTTTAACGTAAGCAGCAAGCACCGCGGATATTCTAGCCGCTACTCTTTCAGACTCTTCATAATCCTTTAAATCTTCTAGCCTAGTGATAACGCCGTGAAGTATTGAAACGCCTCGGCTTTGACGTAGACGGTTTGTATACTTCAAATGCAGCACATTATCAGAAGATATTCGATTTGTTTTTGATCTAAACCCTAGCATATCGCCGGGGTGATTCTGATAAAAGTGAAACGCTAAGGCTTGGCCCCATTGATTGCGCTCTACACCTTGAAAAATACGATCGCCATCTTGCTTGTGATAAGGTAAAAAATCAGCTTCTAAGCACTCTACAGATAAAGGTACTTTTGTGTTGTGCTTAAAATTAGCAACGTTACCTTCAATTATCTTTCCAAACACTTCACCATCACGAAGCCAAGACCGGCAAAGTAAGCGCTCCATTTCTTCGCGTGACATTTCGCCAGTCGTGTCGGGCGCTGTTGAAAACTCTTGAAAGTAATCCGATACCTGTTTCGCAAACGCTTCGTGCTTTTCGCCCGCCACGGTAAACGGCATTGGCTCAATACTGATCCCTTTTGGTCCTATCACTTTTTGCTCTAGTATATTTAAAATACCGATAACAATATCGTGGCTTTCATCTAAATATCGAGCTTGGCCACGTATTGACTCAGCATGACCATGTACAGCAGTAGTGCCGCTTACGTTTCTAATTTTTGTTTTACGATTGCGGCCGGGCTTTGATGCGTCATACGATTTGAATTGCTCAGCAAGTGCGCGATTCTTTATTCTATCCGCGCCCCACCTAGGGGCAATTGATAGAATGGCAGCATCCAGTATATTCATTAATTAAATCTCGATAGTGAATATATTTTACCACTGTTAGATTGTAAATTTACTTTGCGTTCCCACTCTTGACGACCGGCGCGGATTTGTTCTAAATCTTCCATTGTCATTTGCTCGCCGCGAAGAGTGACAGATTTACCTTGCAAAACGTCTTTCTCTGCCTGCATGTACAGGTTAAGCATTTCTTGTTCTATGGTTATCATATCCAACTCTTATTGCTGTTATTGACCCAGCCACTTCGCTGCTTAGGTTTAGGTTTAGCCGCATCTGGCTTAAATATTTTATTTTCTAGTTGCTGCTGATAATACTTAAAGTCTGGTTGAAATATGTAAACCAGACCCAAATTGTAAACAGATAAATCGAATGCCTCGTTGCGGGGCCTTATCTTTACCCACTCTTCCATGTTGACGCCCTTGATATACCTCGCCCTTAACTCTTCGGCGGTATACATCTTGAAGTAATCAATTTCAAATAAATCAGAAATAGGAAAGTGCACATAACCTGCGCCGGGCTTTTGTATGCCAGAACGCTGATATATCTGCTTTTTAAGTTTGTGAACGCCAAGCGTGTGAAGATTGACATTACCCAAATTATTGCGAGTAGGTGGAGCGACCAAGTTAGCGTCTCTACCAGTAGCACCTTTAAGCGCATATATTGAGTGCCTACTGCGTTTTATGTAGTTGTAGACTTCTTGTGTAAAGTGTCCAGCTGTATCTTGTCCGATCAAGTGAGTGTTTAATACAATCCCTGACTCATGCTTGAATGTTTTATCAAGTGCTATATCTAAACGATCCCATACTTCACGCTCGTTTAAATTACCGCGGACGGTTTGATAGTGAAGCTTCCAGTTTTCTTGCTGATCTCCCCACCCTTCCCACTGCAACTCAAATCGATCATCTTGTGTGTCAACGGTGCAGGTAATAAAGACAGCACCCTTTGGCACTTCGGCAGGATAGTGTTCGCGCCTGCTGTACAATAAATCGGGATCAGAAGTTAAGCCTTTTTCTTTCCATGTTTCAGCAAGTGAAACGTTCGTAAATGTTTGTAAATCACCCATGGCCTTTTTAGACAAGAAGGACTTTACAACGTCCATCAACCTGACAAACTTTGATCCCATTTCGGGAAAGTGAAAAGAAGCGTGTCCTTTAAATGGCTTAGCAGCAATCCACTTACCGTTGTCCAATGCTTTATATCTTTGTGAGTCATCCCACAAACTGCCGCAATGTTCGCAAGCATAAGCGGCTGTGTGCGGCATGTGCTCGCCTTCATCGTCTTGTTGCCAAGTAACTTGCGACCATTTTAAATACTGCACTTCATTACAGTCGAAACATGGCACATGATAACGCCTTTGATCCCCTTCGTTAAAAGCGGGCTCAATGTAAGATGTTTCCGCAAGTGTTGGTGTTGATGTTTCAAACAGTAGTCTTTCATCGCGAAACGTAGCCGCTCTTTGCCAAATCAAGCCTACCTGATGCCCTTCTTTGGTTCTGTCGTAGCCGTCCGTTTCATCTGGGAATATCTTTGGCGCCGAACGCCCGCGCATTGTTTTTGGTGAGCCTGACCAAGCAAACATCATAGCGCCACCAGGGTAAGTGACCATGTTCTGATTGTTTGTGCCTTCACGACCTCTCGCTTTAGCAATTCGTGCTGATAATATTTCAGACGCTTCAACCATTGGGTTGAATTTTGCGTTTAACCAAGTGCTTAAATCTGGCTGGCTTGGTTGCATCGCCATTATGTTAGATGGTTTATGAGCTATAAAATAAGCTTTTGCCATTAGTGCTGCTTGTGTCTTGCCTGTTTGAGCGCCCCACATTAGCGTTATACGCTCACAAGTCGGATCGTCAATTAAGTTTAACGGCTCTACTTGATGCGGTGCATTCCTAAATCTTACTGGCCCCGGTATTGCATTACCTGCACTTATTCGCAAATAGCGCTCTGCAAACTCACTAGGCAATAAATCTTCTGGCGGCTCGATAAATTTAAGGGCGCGTTTAACAACGGCCTTTAAACCTTCGGGATTACTTAAATCAAGAGTCATAGTCGAGTTCGATATCAAGTGCGTCTTTTAGCGCCTCTTTGATCTCATCCTCT